GTACGTGGACCGCTGGCGTGAACAGCGGCGCAAGAGCGATCTGATTCGTGCGCAGCGGTCGTACGACCTCAAGCACACGGCCCTCGGAGACACCGGCACCGCCGATGCCACCAAGGTGATCGCGGGCTACGTCATCAAGGCGGCGATCGCCTAATGGCGTACAAGGCCGTCACGCGGATCAAGCACGGGCGAGGCGCCGAAGGCTCGCTCGTGTTCGAGGCCGGGGAGATCGTCACCGGCCTACCCACCGCGACCATGAAGGAGCTCTGGACTGCCGGGGCTCTGGAGAAGGTCGAGGAGGCTGCCCCCGAGCCTCCAGTCGTCGACGAGGGTCAGACGTCGGAGGAGCCTCCTCCCACCGGCGACGAGAACCCGGCCGACGACAACGGCGACAACACCGACCCGCCTGACGGCGGTTCCGGCGAGAACAAGGAGTAGTCGCCATGGCGCGGATCACGGTGGCCGAGGCCCAGGCGTGGGCGGAGCAGACCAAGCTCACCATCGCCAGCCTTGACACCGAGTTGCTCGCGCACATCGAAGAGGAAGTGCTACGTAGAGTTGGAGTGTCGTACGACACAACAGGGTGGACAACTGACAGCAACACGCCGAAGATTGTTCGCACGGCCATCTCCAAACTCTACGTAGCCTTCCTCTATGATCGTCAGTACAGCGAAGACATCGTCGAAGGTAGTGCTTGGTCTGATCGCCTCCGTGAGAATGCGGAAATGTTGATCGCCGGCCTTGTTGACGGTACGATAGAAATTCCGGGTGAAGGTGGCGAGGCGGGAACACCTTCGTTTTACCCGACTGACACTTCATCCTCACAGTGTCCGACGACCGCGGACCCTTCACTTGGCCCGGCTGCCTTCTCGATGGGCATGACATTCTAAGGGGGGTATCCACATGACGGGTCCCACCCCTGATCAAATCGGGCGCATCATTGGCCGAATTCGATTTGGTGCTAATGTCGACAACTTCGAATTTCAGCCCTCGATCGCCATTGTTGCGAAGGACCTTAGGGACCTCGCAATGGGATTGTCCGACTTCACTGTTCCACTGACCAAGTCCATTGGTCAGGTTATGATCCCGTCGATCTCGCAGAACTTCCGTCAGGGTGGACGTCCTACGTGGACACCTTTGGCGCAGACTACGATCGAGAAGCATCGGCTCAAGAAGGGTTACGGACCCAAGCCAATCTTGGTGCGGTCAGGCCGACTTCGCGATACTGCGACGTCTTTCTCAATCTGGTCCATCAACAAGGTTTCTGCCGTCATCAAGCAGCTGCCGCCTCAGGTGTGGTACGGAAACGTGCACCAAGAAGGCTATGGCGCGCTTGGTGCTTCTGGTACGTCGTGGTTCAAGCCGTACCAACGGCGAGCCGTTCAGCTCTTGGGTACGGAAGCTTCCAGGTTAGCTGTCCAACGTAAGGCTTGGGACATCTTTGACCAGGCACTGCTGGCGCGCGGTCCGCGTGTCGGTAAGGGTTCTGTTGAGATTCCTCAGCGACGGTTTGTGGTGTACCAAGACAAGGACATCACGGACATCCAGCAAGTGTTCTACGACTGGATGGACGAGCTGATCGTACGCTTGGGCAAGTTCCATCCGGGAGGTGCCCGTGGCCCACACCCACAGACTTGATATTGTCTCGGAACGCATCAAGGACCTGATCGAAGCTCAAAAGGTTCCGTTGACTGTAGACGATGTCTTCTACGGCGATCAGGAGATAGTGCCTCACGCGCGAACTGTTTGCGTGGAGCCTGTCACGGTTAACAGGTCAATTGTTGGTGCACCGGACATGGTGCAGAACACGTTCACGGTCGCCGTACTCGTGTATGTGTACAAGGTGCAAGAGCTCCAAGCTACACGAGCCGAAGCTGATGCTCTCTCGGGCGACATCGAGGACTTGCTGCACACAACGTTACAGTTGCAGACGGCCTCACCAGGCTCCGATATCATTATCCACGGCTTCGTGATGGAAAACTTGTCTGGGTACACGGTTAAGCAAAGTCGCTTGTACAGGTCGTGTCGATTGACCTGGCAAGGTATATCCAAGACCAGCCTACGATTTGGCCCGTGAGGAGGTCAAGCATGAAGATCGAAGTAACATCCGACAGGGCACAAACCGTGGACGGTCTGGCTGTGTTCGCCAAAGGTGAGACACGGACGTTCACGAAGGAGGAGGTCGAGGCCTTCTTCGCCTACCGTGGAATTCCTCCGGGAGAGCACGAACTGCCCGGTCTCGAGTTCACGATGCTGACAGGAGGGGATGAGGAGTGACCAGTCCTGGCATTGGTGGTGGAGGCATCGTCGGCGTCGCTCTCGAGGCGACATCTGGCACGTTCGAAGCCGCAACGGTGTTCGCGCCAATCAACAACGAGTCGATCACGATGCAGGAGGAGACGCAGTTCCGTCGCCCGATCCGGCAGACAGTCGACATCGTCAATGCGGTCGCCGGCAACGAGCACCCGGCTGGCGACATCGAGATGGACGCTCGCGAGGACCTCGTGGCGTACTTCCTGCACGCAGCACGACTGGATGTGGTAAAGTCCGGCGCGGTGAACTTCACGTACACGTTCACCGGCAACGCCGATGCTGTGCCGGCGGAGACGCTCTCTATCACGATCGTGCGCAACGGCGAGGTGTTCGCCTACACCGGGTGTGTGGTGGCGGGCTACAAGTTCAGCATCGCCGAGGGCATCCTGATCTTCACGGTGTCCATCATCGGTCGCAGCGAAGCGACGCAGTCAGCTCCGACTCCGTCGTGGCCGACAACCACACCGTACGGCATGGGTACCTACGCAATCCAGGTGCCGACAGCCACACCGGTAACGGACACCGACTCGTTCGAGTTCACGGTCGACGATGGCGGCGAGCCGCAGTTCCGGTTGAAGAACACCGGACGCGGAGCGGACTTCATCAAGCTCGGAGAGCGTGCCACAACGCTGATGATGGCACGCGACTTCCTGACGCGAACTGACTACGACGCCTTCAAGGCAGTGACGGCTCAGAGCATCACCTTGATCGCGTCGAAGGGGGCCAACAACAGCATCACGATGCTGATCCCGGCCGCAATCAAGGAATCCTACGAAGTCGGTTTGTCTGGTCAAGGCGATCTGCTGCGGGCGCAGATTAACTACCAGGCAGTCCTCGACAGCGGTTCGCCTCAGAAGGCGTTCGAGATTGCCGTGAAGACGCAGGCCGACATCACACCGTAAGCTCGCTAAGGGTTACTTTTACCTGAGACGAGCTGTTAGACCAGATAGACTCGAGATAGACTGATGAACACCCTAAACCTCGTAGCTCTATGTATAGCTTGGACCTCTGTAGGTCTAACTCGAGTCTATCTGGTAGACATTGGTTGGCCCATTTGGTTTAGGTGGGTCTTGTTCCTGAGGGAGGAACGAAGAGTGCCAGTTGCAACCCTGGTCAAGAAGACCGAGAGGATCGACCTGACAAGTTGTCCGGGGGGATACGTCATCGTACGACGTATGACCTACGGCGAGAAGCTGTCTCGTGCGGAACTCTCCGGCAAGATGCGGATCCTGTCCAACAAGGTGGATAAGGACGCTGTCGGCGAGATCAACATGATGCAGAAGCAGGTTCAGCTTTGGGAGTTCGCCAACCTGATCCTGGAGCACAACCTCGAACACCAGCAGCACACCGAGCAGAGCGACTGCTATGCCGGCAAGTGCAGCTGTCCCATCCGGCCGCTCAACTTCAAGAACCAGCAGGACGTCGAGCTACTGGCGGCGCAGATCGGCGAGGAAATCTCGTCCCGGATGGACAAGCTGAACAACTTCGAGGAGGACGAGGAGGTAAAAAACTCACCTTCCGGCTCCGCGCCGGAATCGTCCTCCAACGTCCCATCGAGTACGATGCCCGAGAAGTCCTAAAGCTCGTTCGGGTGTGTGAGAAACTGGGCACACTGCCCGACTCTGGCGGACTTCTCGACCAAGATTCATATCTAATGCACTTGTTCCAAGCGGTGTTCGATGCGGATGCTGAAGCCCAGTCGATGGAGAACAACCGCATGAACGCCAAGCGTGCCGAGTTGGATGCGAAGTTGAAGGCAATGCGCAACCGGAGGTGAACCGTGTCGCTCAGCACACGCGAGCTGTACTTGGCTCTTCGCGTTCGTGACGAGGGAACACGTAACCTCCAGCGCTTCGCTCAGGAACTTGTCCGTACAGGTACTGCTGCACGTATTGCGGCACTGAAAGCTCGTGCCGACGCCGTACGCGAAGAGGCGGCCCTCAAGCGAACCGAGATCGCTGTCAAGCGGTTGGAAGTGGCTCGCTTGAGGGAAGCCGGCGCTTCCAAGGCTGTTCTTGCTGGACGTCAGTCTGCCATTGCTGCTCTACAGTCAGAGGCCACAGCCCTCGAAAGGCAGGCACAGGACTACGACCGGCAAGCTACACTCATCACGCGGAACACGCAACGCTTCTCGCACTTTACGAACACTCTAACACAGACAGGTGTCGCACTAGAGACTATCGGTGTCGCATTTGGCTTCGTGGGTGTTGCGGGATTCGCTACGATGAATAACCTGATCGACTCTGCCGTTGAGTACGAGCGGCAAGTTAGACTCACAGCAACCCAGATCGACCACTTCGACGGTAACCTGCGGCAGATTGCCGATGTTGGTAAGGACATCGCACGCAACTTCGCCATTCCGTTCATGTCGGTTCAGAGCGCGTTGTTCGACATCTTCTCGTCGATGGAAGTCGACGTTATGGGTGCCGAGCTTCTGTTGGAGGCGTTTGCTAAGGCAGCTGTTGCCGGTCAGACGGACATCCAGGCAGCTTCACGTGCCACTATCGGTATCATGAACGCGTTCACTATCCCTGTCGAGGAAGTGAACCGAGTTCTTGACTTGCAGTTCCAGCTAGTCCAGGAAGGTATTGGCTCGTACGAAGAGTGGACGGCACGCATCGGTAGCGTTTCGCCGTCGGCTGTTCGTGCAAGCCAGTCGCTGGAGCAGATGCTCGCGGCCCTCGCAGCATCGACCCGATTTGGTATTCCGGCAGCACAGTCGGCGACGGCTGTTGCACGTGCCTTTGACGCATTCTCAAACCCGACAGCTGTC